ATAGTTCCACTCATCTAATATGACACCGTGAGGAACATATACGAATGCGGCTCTGAATTGAGGATTTGTTTGAGCAGATGCCAAAGGAATCATAGCATCCAATATAGGCAGTGCAAGTGTTGCTCCTGCACCTCTTAGCATAGTTCTGCGATTTAAAAGCATAACTGTCTCCTGTAAAGTTAATTACCTTTGACAGTTAGCGATACTATCACAGTAAGCTAACCTATTCGCTCAGGTCTTTAGCCCTTGCTAAAAGTATGTTTACTATTTATAATGCTTTAGCAATCAAATTAAGTGCTTTAAGAAAATTCGCTTTCATCACTACTTCATTGCACCGCGCATTTATTTCAAATGAAACTGCAACATCCTGCAACAGTTCTTCGTATTCTTCTTTATCAATAAGACCCTCTTCATAAGTTTCTTGTAGGTCCATAATTTCTTGTGCATGTGATTCTATATCGGATTCCCCACACGCCAAAAACTCTTGCATTTTATCCAGCATTAAAATCTCCTCATGACTGCTTGGGCAACATCTCTACTTTGAGTTGCTAAACTTCTTTTCTTAGAATTGCAATAAGCAGGGCTGATTTCATCTTTGAGTAAAACTGGGTCAACTGTCTGCTGAATCAACCCAAGAATCTCTGTGATGTCTGAAGAACCCTTTGCAATAGTGTATAGTTGAAAGGTAGTTAGATTCTCTTTTACGATAAAAAATTGTGGTCTGCTTGTTGACGCATTTTCACAATTGATTCGATCTACGGATGCCCACACATTAACTGCAAGCATAGATTCGTTATCATCATAAAAACTTATATCATAAGATTGACAACCAACAACAATAAGTGCTACTGCGATAATCCATATTTTTTTCATTCTACATCCTCACTCTCTACGGGTTCATCCTCTTCGGTGTTACCTGTGATAGCTTGCTCATAATAAACAATTATGGCGTTTTGTTGCTCCATGTATCTACGAATTTCTGCAATGTTCAATGCTAGTGTCTCATATCCTCTCACACTAATAGCGTAGAATACCCATTCTTGACCATTGTCTTCTTTGAATTGCTCAATAAATGTTTCCCAGTTTTCTGCGGTCACCACATACATTTGAGGGTGATTGAGAGAGACAGGTCTGGGAGAAGTTTGCAGTGGAATTTTTTTTTCCACAATCTGTGTTCTGATAACAACTTCTGTTTCAGGTTTCTGTAAAATTGAACAGCCGCTAAGGACTGTCACTAGAAGGAGAAGCGTTGGAGCCAGTAATGACTTCAATTTCGTCCCATACTCTCTTGGTCGCATTATTAATTCTCTGTTCTATTAATCCGGGTCTTTGCAAACTTAGCCTAGAAAGATCATGTCTTTGTAGCTTACCTTGCAACTCATCTTTATACGCTTCAGCTTGTTGTAGATTTGACTGAAGTTCTTGGTTCCGTTGACTCATTTCTTCAGCGAATGCCTGCACTTCTTCCAATGCTTTACGATTGTCTTCTGCGGCAATTTGCAATCTTGCGTTGTTTTCTCTTAAGGTAGCAATTCGTTGTTGCATGTCTTTGTACTCGTAATAAGCACCATAGCCGACAGCACCAACTAATCCAAAAATTATTAGAAAAGCATATAATTTAAACATATGTCTATTTATAAAGCCAGCACTTTTGCAACATAATTTTCTCTGATATCTTTCAGATCAGTAAAACTTCCGTACTGAATACCCAATGAAGGTTCATAGAGAGATTTTTTGTTCATTACTATCGGCTGATATTTTTGTGCTATCTCATGTGCTTTTAAAAGGCTCGGTATGCCACCGTCATCCTTTTCCCATATCACTAAAGGCATGATATCTTTTATTCCCATGTTGTCCCGGTCAGGATGGTTTAGGTGTGGAAATCGATATCCATAATCTGCATAGGTTCTGTCAAACTCTGAAACATTATGCACATGAAATTTTTCTCTTACGAATTCAGGTACAATTGCAAGTGAAGATAAAACAGTACTATCAACCGGGCACTCATCACTTGCGCACCATTCAATTGTTTCCATTATACTTTCTTCGGTCTCTGTTGGTAGACCTATAATAAGCCCCTGTTGAATGTGTGTCTGTCCCTTCCAAGAGTGTTTACAATTATACAGCATCTCCTTTATGCGCTCAGGATCCATTCCTTTACCTACACTTCTACCTGCAGTTTGATTATAAGTTTCTACACCAAAGAAGCACTGCGCAATACCCAAAGTTTTTAGCAACTCAATCTGCTCAGGATTTTTTGCGATAATTTCAGCCCTTAGGTACGCCCAAACCTTTATGTCAAAAGGAAGAGAGTCAACTACTTCAGTAAACAGTCTGACCTTTTCTGTTGTATCATTGAAAGTATCATCGACAAAAGAATATTTGGTAACACCAAACATTTCATAATTTCTTAAAAGTTGGTCTCTAAAATTTTCTTTTGTCTTAGTATATGCCGCAACTGATTTCATTCCTATCAGAGGGTAAGAACAAAACTTACATTTAAATCTACAGCCCCTAGAACATTCTATTGCAAGTATTTCATTGGGTGTCACAAAGTTTTCAGGTTGCATTTCCATCTTTGCAACAGAAAAATCATAGCCGGTGTGGTCAGCATGTGCCTTTGTGTCGTGATTAACAACTTTGTTTAATATTCTTTCACCCTTTACCATATCAATAAGTTGTGTTTCAGAATAACCAACAAAGATGTGTTCTATTTTATCAAGGGGTAGCATATCTCTTACTTGGCTTGCTTTACTTCCCCCAAAGATTACTTTGATTCCTTTTGCAAGGATGTGGTCAACCATCTCATGGAGTTTTCCTTCTTGGATGTAATTCCCTAAAACAACTTCTTTAGAAAGATCATCTTCAATCTGTCTTTGCGCACCGACCCTTCCTTCATCGCTAAGTAAACCTAGTCTTGCCCAAGTAATAGAGAAACCAACATACATTGTGTTCGGACCTGAGAATTTGTCAATTGCTTGCTTAAATTCTTCCATGGTCCAATATTCAATAAAGTCTAGGACAAGCGCAGAATAGCCATGTCTTCGCAGTTCAGATGCTAGTAGATGTGGGCCAGCACCGCGTTGTTTAACATTAAGCTCTGGTTGGCTGTTAATAAAAATAACATCATACTTCATAATAGTAAGTACTCACTCGCATATGCCGCATTGGGCTGTTTTTTTTTTATAGTTTTATGCTTTCAAAATTGCCTAAGCGTCCGCCGAACGAACCTTTGTCGAACACCGGTCCATCATCAACAGTCTGCCCTGAGTCCGTGATACCTTTCTGTGCCGATGCATCTAGGTCATACAGTCTCATCTTGCTCCTGTCTACACCCACCATGAATCGTTTGTTAGCAGTAGGATCGCTGTAACGATTCTTCAACTGTTTCACCATAATCTGACCTAACTGCTCTAGCTCTTCTGTACTTATAAGAGCAAACATCAAGTCTGCTGTAGCAGGCAAACCAAACGATTCTGAAGTATCAGTCAGTTCAACATCACTGTTAGCATAACCGCTTCGTGTTGTCTGTGTTGCAGACACAATAGGGACATCAGATTCAACAGCAAGCCCTCTCAACTCTTCTGCTATGGACTTAATAATTGTATAAGAGTTAGCCGAAGAGCCTGCTCTGAACCTACTTGAAGTGCAGATGTTAAGATAATCAATGAAAATAATATCGGGAACAAAAGTTCTTTTAAGTTTGAGTTCATTCAACAGTGATTTAAAGTGACCTGCGTGTGCAGATGCAGTCGGGTATTCTTTGATGATAAGTCTTCCTTGAATCTTCTCGTTAATCTTGCTGATCCTATCATCAAACATTTTCTTAGGCATATCTTTCAAGTCTTGAATAGGAACATTCATTAGATTCGCATCAATCCTTTCTGCGATTCTTTCTTCTGCCATTTCAAGTGTTATGTACAAAACATTTTTGCCTTGAGAGATAGCACCAGCCGCCATGTGACACATGAACAGAGACTTACCTACACCCGTGCCTGCGAGTGCAATGTTAAGAGTTTTGTTTGACAACCCACCCTGAGTAATCTTGTTGAAGTATTCTAAGTCAAAAGGAATCTTTTCTTCAAGTTGATGATAGAATTCAAATCGCTTATCTGCGTTTTCGATATAGTCGTGACCAACATTGCTATCAAACCCTACACCCAAAGCCGAGGACAAAAGAGAGGGTAGTGCATCAGGTCCCATCTCTTTGTTTGTGCCATCGATAATCTGAATGCTGTCCATGATAGCATTGTAAATTGCTTTATCTTTACAATACTTTTCAGTTTGATCCAGCAACCAAGATTCATCTGTGTTTGAATCTGAATTCAAACCATTGATAGAGGTTTCGCATCTGAGATACAAATCTTCTGATACTGATTTATCTTCTTGCAGTGCAATAAGTAAGGCACTCTTTGTGGGAGTGCCATTGTACTTATCAACATATGTTTTGATTGTCTGAAAAACTTTTCTATCCTCAGATTCAGAAAAATATTCTTCCCGAATAAAAGGAATAACTTTTCTTAGAAAGGGTTCGTTGTTAATCAGATTCGCTAAAATTTGTGTCTCTATTCTCACTCATCCATTCCCGTTTAATTTCTTCAATACAAGGTTCACAAAGGTATGTCTCTTCATCGCCGCTATTAAAACACATAGCGGCATCATCGTCAAGGATTTTTTTATCGCAACGGTCGCAAATCATTTTTGTTCGTTGTAGTCGTGGTCTTCGTTACCAAAAGTAAATGTGATAGCACTTTCGTCAGCAGTGACTCCATTTACTGTATAGTTTATATTGTCCCAAGTTACAGGATTGGTGGTGTAGTCATCCAAAGAATAAGACAATTTAGTAGTACTAACAACATCATTTGTTGACCCTACATCCATTGCAGGAATGAGTTCACTAAAAGTTTCCCAAAGCCGTTCAAAACGAATTTCGTACAACTCTTTAATAGCGAAATACTTATTCATTAAAGCATCGCAAACATCAGGAGGAATGTGTGCCCACTTAGGATTATCAACAAAGTGTGATGTAGTCACATCAATGTCTTCTACTATATTCCAACATTCCATAATTTGTTGTTCAAGGTCAAATCTATCTTTCATTATATTTCTCCGTATGCTTCGGCAATATCATCTTCAGAAACTTCCTCTGACATAATATCACCCCCTGAAATTAAATATCTTTTTTCGATCCACGCCGTGAAAGCAGGATCTGTCAACACTGGCAACCAGAATTCTTTCGTGTAAGTTTCTTTTGCACGATATTTCTTTTCTCCATTAGCATGTTGATACCAACCATTACTAGGTTTGATAACATGACCTGATTCCATTGCCATGTCAAGAAGTCCTGACCACTTACTGATACCACCATCAAATTTGACTTCGACAGGAATCTTAGATTTTTCTCTAACGAACCTAGACTTCTCAACATTGATGATGAAGTTGTATCCTACAATGTCAGTACCTTGCTTCTCTTGTTGTCTGCCGATGATAAAGATATTGTCAGCAGAATAGTAAATACCTGTACCACCTGATACAATATCTTTCGGAAACAATCCGATTTCTTTGTAAGTGTGATTAACAACTACAGCAGGAATATCTTTGATAGTCAAGTGAGGGGTAATCATTCGGAACAAAGACTTCATCTGCTTTGCCCTTGTCATGTCAGCAACAGACTTGCCTTCAAGTGCATCTTCAACTTCTTTCTTAGAAGCCAAGTTGCCCACCGAGTCTACAATCACAATCACATGATCTCCTCTTTCAAGCCCATTCAACTGCGACATTACATCATGTTTGAGTTGTTCAATATCAGTAATAGGAGTGTGAATAACACGATCTGTATCAATGCCGAAACTAGTAAAGTAACCCTGAGGCGCACCAAATTCAGAATCATAGAAGAGAACCACCGCATCATCGTATTTTTCCAGATAAGATTTTGCAAGC